CAACTATGAGGCTAATGGTGTTGAATGGTTTGAAGTCATGACCGAATTAAAAGCGTGTCATATCTGTCAACCATTCAATGGAAAAATATTCAAAGTATCTGAGTTGGTGCCAGCATTGAACGCACCACCGTTCCATCCGAATTGTCGATGTACGACAGTACCTAGCAAGTATCTTGCGAAAGATAAAGAAAAGATGTATGATCAAGATACAAGGGAAACTAAAGCAAGATTCTATAGCGAGCAACTGTTGTCTAAGATTTCGAAAGCCGAGCCGAAAATTACAAGCGATATGCAACGGATTGCTGGAGAAAATCAATTGGCTGGTCTTGAATTTCGAAAGAAGACAGCTGAGTCGTTAGCTCGTAAAATTACAGTAGATAGCCAGGTTGAAAATATAAGCTCGGCTGAGGCTGCAAGTAAAATTAACGATGCCTTGAGGTACACAACCATTTTCGATTCCGACAATTTTACAGAAGAGTATTCCAAGATGAAGCAAAAACTTATTGCAGAGGGGTATCGAGTTGTAAAAGTAAAAAACACTTGGATAACAAATGGACCATATAAAGGCGTGAATACAGTTATTGAAAAAGATGGTATCAACTTTGAAATGCAGTATCATACTCAAGAAAGTTTTGATTTAAAGAATGGTCCGTTACATGAGTTGTACGAAAAACGTAGGCTATCCTCAACAACTAAAGCAGAGAGACATAAACTTGATGCTGAAATGGTAAAATTGAGTAAAACATTAAAAGTGCCGAAAAATATAGAAAGGGTGGAATAGTATGGAAACAAAATATTTTTTCATAAAAACAGAACATCCTCAAATTGTACGCTATAGTGAAGGTGAGACATCGGTATATAGCGTAGAAAAAGGTTGGACAGAAAACGAATCTTGGTATGTCCGTATATTTTTTGGTGACTTCACAGATTTTGAAGAAATTTCAGAAAATGATGCATTTGCTTATATTGATAGGATGGTGGTAGCATGATTGATATTGCCTTAGCTATCGCTAAAAAAGCACATGCAGGTCAAGTGGATAAAGCAGGTGTTGATTACATACAACATCCGCTATATGTAGCTAGCCAAGTCACGACTGAACAGGAAAAGACTGCGGCTATACTGCACGATGTAATTGAAGATAGCGATGTAACTGCCGATGATTTGCTGATAGCTGGCTTGCCAAACGAAGTTGTTACGGCAATACAAATATTGACAAAGAAAAAAGGTCAAAGTTATCAAGAATATCTTGAAAAAGTTAAATCAAATAATTTAGCAAGAGTTGTAAAACTTGTAGACTTGAAACATAACTCAGATTTATCACGTTTGAAATCTGTTACCAACACAGACTACGACCGTGTTGAAAAATACAAAAATGCAATTCGTTATTTAAGCACCTAGAGAAATCTAAGTGCTTTTTTTGTGCTCAGAAATGAGCGAGAAATGAAATATCGTAAAAAACCAGTAGTGATTGAGGCTGTACAGTTTAGAGATACTGTTTTCAATGTCCAATCAAGTCTTAAGGAATTAAATGATTTTTCAATCCCAACAGTTGTTTTTCTGAAAAATCAAGGCTTCCTGGTTTTGCTGGGTATGATTACAAACAGGATATTCTATTTGTGAGTGATGCTCTTCATTCGGAAATAGAATTTGCTAAAGTTCTATCTGATAATTATTTTGCTGCTCAAAACATTAAAGATACCATGGTTCATGAACTAACGCATAAAAAACATTGGGATTCTGCTAAAGCATTTTACAAAGCAAATAAAAAAGCGCTATAATAATATTGAACAAGCGATGACTGCGTTGAATTCAGATTTAGTTACTTATGTAAAACAACAACAATCTATAGATCGCGGTTACTTAAAAAATATTAGCTTGAACGCGTACAACGCCTTTATGTATCACAACAATATCAATGAACTAGTTGCAGAAGTTGGGGTTATTGGAGACGATGTAATTGATAAAATATTACTACAAAAGGTAAAGGAGGTATTGAGATGGAAGTAATGGCTGTTCCAAATAACGAATTGTTAATTTTTTATAATCAAATCGATGAGTGGGTTGACCAAGTTTATCCAGATCAAGATAAACCTCTTGTATCTTTTAAACAAGGAACTCCTAAGTCTGTTTTGGATTTGTTCGATACTATTAAATCTAAAATTGGTTTTGATTACGCAGTATAGTATAAAACAATTAAGCACCTAGAGAAATCTAAGTGCTTTTTTGATGCTCAAAACTTTAAAAATAGAAATCTAACCGTATGGAATCCCGTACGGTTTTTTTATTGTCCGAACTTTGACGACGTTAAAAGCCAAGGATATCAGTCCACTCGGACTTAAAAAGGAGGGCCTGAAATGGCAGAAGAAGTAAAAGAAGATGTATTGGAAATCGAAAAGGAAACAGTCGACAATTCTGAAACGGTTGAAGATGCACCGAAAACATTCACGCAAAGCGAAGTTGATGAGCTAATCAAAAAACGCTTAGCTAAGCAAGAAAAGTCATTCGATAAACGAATGCAAGAAAAACTTGATGAAGCCGAAAAGCTACGTGCGATGAACGAAAGCCAAAAAGCAGAGTATGAACAAGAAAAACAAAGAGCATACATTGCTGAACTTGAAGCTAAAATCAATCGTAGTGGACTAGAGCGAGAAGCCTCAAAAATGCTTTCTGGGGGCGGTATTGTTGTAGATGATAAAATCCTAGGTCTTGTTGTCAAAGATACCGCAGAGAAAACGCAAGAGGCTGTAGAGAGCTTTGTAGCCTTGGTGAATGACTTAGCCGATAAGAAAGTCGGTGAGAAACTAAAAGGTAAGACACCGAAGAAGATGGAAGACACTTCGGCTGGTGAGATTACCAAAGAACAATTCAACAAAATGGGGTATCAAAGTAGAAATGAATTACTGCAAAATAACCCCGAACTATACCATAAATTGAAAGGATAATAGATAAATGACACAAACTAAAATTGAACAATTAGTAAACCCTGAAGTTATGGCTGACATGGTTTCAGCTAAATTACCAAAAATGATTAAATTTACACCGCTTGCTTACGTTGAGCGTGAGCTTGTTGGACAACCAGGAAACACTGTTACAGTTCCAAAGTGGGTATACTCTGGAGACGCTAAAGATATTGCGGAAGGCGAAGCAATCACCCCTGACCAATTAACTACTGATAAGTCTACAATGACTATTAAAAAAGCGGGTAAAGGTATTGAATTAACAGACGAGGCGGTTCTTTCTGGTTACGGAGACCCAATCGGTCAAGCTACTCATCAAATCGCTTTAGCTATTGCGAATAAAGTAGACAATGACTTAGTTGAAGCGGTATAATAGTGTCGAACAAGCAATGTCTGAATTGAATTCCCCATTAGTATCGTATGTCAAGGAACAATTGAAACATGACTATAATTATCTTTATAGCATTAGCGATAATGCAGCTATTGCATTTTACAACAATAACATCAATGAGCTGGTTGCTGAAGTCGGGGTATTGGGAGATAAGGTTACAGACACAAATCTGTTAAATAAAGTCAAGGAGGTTCTATCATGGAAGTAATGGCTATGCCTGGTAAAGAAGTTTTGATTTTTACAAAACAAATCCGCCACTGGATTGTTGGCGATAAAACTATTTCAGGAAAGAAACAGTTTATCTTCCGTGAAGATACTCCTCCTGAAATTTTAAAACTTTATCAAGATATAAAACCAAAACTTGAATTTGCTTATTAACAATCAAAAGCACCTAGAGAAATCTAAGTGCTTTTTTAGTGCTCAAAAACTTTAAAAATAGAAACCTAACCGTTTATTTTTTTTAAAAGTGTTGACAATATAGCACAAAAGTGCTATTCTATAAATTGTAAGGGAGATACCCTTAACAATAAAGAAAGGAGAAAAATATGAGATCAAAAAAGGTAAAGAAAAAACCACTCAAAAAGAAGAAAACAAAAGTAACGCTTAAAATCAACTTAGTATTCTTCACAATCGAGTGGGAAATCGAGTGGGGCGAATAGCCTCACTCCTTTACCAAAATTGTATCATATAGTAATAGAAAATGAAAGTGAATTTCAAAATAACTAAACACGCATTTGACTGGAAAGCTTTTGTCGCATGGCTTATCTTTATTGGCTTAATAGTATGGTTTATATTTAAGTAGGTGATTATATGAAAGTAGATACGGATAAAATTGAATGGCTCCTTAGTAATGTCACTCAATATCGAATTAATAAAGATACTGGAGTGAATTTATCTATTTTAGGAAGACTAGTCAGAGGTGAGCGTAAAATCGAAAATCTGACTATAAAAACAGGATGCTTGTTAACCGAGTATGCTGATCAGCTTCAAAAACAGGACAATTGAAGACTAAAAAAAGCGGGCTAGTAATAGCTCGCTTTATTTGTACTCTTTTTGTACTCAATTTTATACTATTGTTCGGTTTGGTATGAAACGTAAATATTGATTTCACAACGTTTTGCAACGATAGGAAACGTCATGAAACGTTAAAAAACGTCGCCTAGGGGAGTCGAACCCCTGTTATGAGAACCGGAATCTCATGTGATATCCACTACACTAAGGCGACATTCTTTCCTAAGTGTATCTAATTTTAGAAAACTGTGCAAGTTTTGGAAAAGGTCAGAGTATAAAGGAGAAATCGTTTAACTCGTTTAATTTTAAAAGAGAGCAAAAAAGTATAAGAAGAGAGCAACATTACCATATATGGTAATTACCAAATATGGTAATGTTTAAGTGGGAGGGGGATTTATGAAAATAGAGCATCAGATTGACCCAAGAACATTAGAGTTTGTGGATAGTAGACCGTATAAAGAAAAGGTGAAAATGCTTGCGGCTCTTAAATTGCTTGATAAAGAAGGGTTGACTCCAGCGATACTCGAGATGTGGGGGAATAGATCACGGACTAAATTGAAAATTCCAGTTGTATATACTAAAGAGGAGGCTTTAAAAAATGGATCAGAATCTGAAGCGTTCAATAGCACGCTTGTCATTGGATTGGGAGAACTTCGAAAAAGACTTAGATTTAGATTTCACTCTAAAAGAAATGGCAGCAAGGATTACAGAGTTGAGACTTGTGTCGGGACTCTCACGTACCGAGTTTGCAGAAAAGGTTGGGATAAAACCAGCGCATTTGTCACGGATAGTTTCAGGACATCATAATCCCTCGATTTTATTCTTAGAAGAGATGGCACAAAAAGTCGGAGCTCATTTAGAAATTTCTTTTGTAATGGATGACGGAGAAACCTGCCGTGAAAAGGTTAATAGGTAACAAGGGACTAAATTGGTCCCGAAAATTCATGAATCTTAACCAAAATGTAATCTGAGCACGGTTGCATTTCTGCTATTTTGTGTTAAAATATAAATGTGTTCAGAAATATGGATTCAAAGATACTGGAAATAAGCGGGACGATATACGACCCTATCTGGAAACGATTGGAGGAAGGTTTCGATGAATTATCTTAATCTATCTCATTTATTAGTTCCAGAAAGCAGAGTCGCTCTTCAAACGCGATTCCGTATTTTACAAGCCATCGCGACGTATCAACCGATTGGACGAAGAGCCCTTGCAAAAGTGGTTCAGATGTCCGAACGCACACTACGTAATGAATGTGAGGATATGAAAGCTTTAGACCTGATTGAAGTACAAGGGTCAGGGATGCGACTCACGGAAGTTGGCGAATTTATATTAGAACGGTCGGATGATTTGAAAAACAACTTTATTCAGATGAGTCTGGTGGAACATAAGGTGGCTAAAACCTTAGGCGTTCAATATGTAAAAGTTGTGGATGATCCGGCGAAAACATCTGAGTTGGTACAAGAGATTATGGATGTCCTTTTACCGCTTGGAACTTCCATTATCGCCATCACTGGGGGCCAAACGATGGTCCGTGTCAGCGAAGGATTCACAAAAGACATTTCAGTGAACCGAGACTTAACGATTGTTCCTGCAAGAGGAGGAATGTTTGGGTCGATGGTGATTCAAGCCAATAATGTCAGTGAGAAAATGGCGACTGGAATTGGCGCTGATCATGAAGCGTTATTCGTTCCAGAACATGTCCAACAGGCGACATATGCACCGCTAATGCAA